CCGCAATCCGCGGGTTCAGCGCGGACGTGGTCTACTTCGATGAGGCGTTCGAGCTTCCCGTCGAGACGGTGGGCAGCGTGTTGCCTGTGCTGTCGGCCCGGCCGAACCCGCAGGTCTGGTATACGTCGTCTGCCCCGCACTTCGGGTCCGAGTTCCTGCACTCACTGCTCAAGCGCGCGGAATCCGGCGACCCCGGGTCGCTCTACCTGCGCGCATGGGAGAGCCCGCCGGACACGCGGCCGAACGACGTCGATGCGTGGCGGCGCGCGAACCCTGCGATCGGGATACGGATCGACGAGGAGTTCGTCAGGAACGAGATGCGCACCCTCTGCGGGACGCCGCAAGGCATCGCGGAATTCAACCGCGAGCGGCTCGGCATCCGCGAGGGCGGCGAGGGCGAGTCGGGCGTCATCCCGTGGCCGAAATGGCGGGCTCTCGCTACCAAGCCGCCGAGCCGGATGGACAGCATCACGTACGGTCTGGCCGTGGCCGCCGATTCCTCGTACGCGAGCGTCGGGTCGGCCGGCCGGCTGCCGAACGGCCACCTCTACGTGGATAACGTGGAGTTCCGGCCGGGCACCGACTGGGTGCTGGAGTACCTGTCGGAAGACCTGTACCCGCGCAAGCGCCTCCCCATCCGAATCGACCCTACGGGGCCGGAGGGCTGGTTCCTCAGGCCGCTCAGGGACGCGGGGGTCGACGTCGTGGAGGTAGCGGCCCGTGAGTACCAGCAGGCGTGCGGTGAAGTGCTGACGGCGGTGCACGACGGCCGGCTCCGGCATCTCGGTCAGGAACCGCTCGACCGTGCCGTGGCGGCCGCGGCGAGGCGCGACATCGGCAAGGAAGGCAGCTGGGTCTTCGCACGGCCGGGCGTCGTCGACATCAGCCCGCTCAAGGCCGCCACGCTGGCCGTATCCGGCGTTGAGAAGAAGCGGAAGCCGCGAATCCACGTCCTGACCGGAGATGACGCATGAGCTTCTTCGGGAAGATCTTCGGGAAGCCGAACCACGCGGGCGTCACGGCGAACGCGAACACGTCACCCGGCGACCCGCCGACCGTGGGCGGCGCAGACTACACGCCCGGCGACCCGGACGGATTCGAGGTCCGCTACGACCCCGTGGCACCGCAGACGTTCCACCGTGTGGCGCCGTCGCCGTGGGACGGCTGGCCCGCCGACTGGTCGACGCCGGCATGGGACTGGAACAGCCGGTTCAACGCCCTCGTCGACATCGCGTGGACCTGTATCGACCGTTCGGCGCAGGTACTGTCCGCGATGCCGGTCTACCGTACACGCGGTGGCCGGATCATCGACCCGAAGTCGTGGATGAAGAACCCGGACCCGACGATCTACACGTCCTGGCAGGAGTTCGCGAAACAGTTGTTCCGCGACTGGTTTATGGGCGAGGCGTTCGTCCTGCCGATGTCGTTCGGTGCGGACGGATTCCCATTCACATTCCGGGTGATTCCTCCGTGGGCCATGCATGTCGAGCTCCGCAACGCACGGCGGACGTACCGGCTCGGCGGGTCGGCAGGGGTCGACGTAACCGATGACATCCTGCACATCCGCTACGACTCGGACACCGACCGGGCACATGGCCGCGGCCCGCTCGAGGTCGCGGGCGGTCGCAAGATCACGGCCGGCCTGATCGAGAAGTACACGCGCACGGTCGTCGAGAACGGCGGGGTGCCCCTCTACACGCTAGAGGTGGAAGAGGAACTGTCGGAGCAGGACGCGCAGGATCTCATGAAGCAATGGGTGACGAGCCGACAGGCGAACTTCGGCTCGCCACCCGTCCTTGATGGTGGCGCGACCCTCAAGACCCACCAGTCGATGTCGCCGAAGGACATGGCGATGATCGAGATCGCGCAGTTCACGGAAGCGCGGATCGCGATCCTCCTCGGCGTGCCGCCGTTCCTCGTCGGGCTGCCGTCCGGTGGCTCGGAATCAATGACGTACAGCAACGTGTCGCAGATGTTCGACCAGCACGACCGCATGTCGCTTAGGCCGGCGGCCGCGACCGTCATGTCCGCGCTTTCTGACTGGGCGCTTCCATCCACGCAGGGGGTGGAGCTGAACCGGGACGAATACAGCCGGCCGGACTTCGCGTCACGCATTGATGCGTACGTCAAAGCGATCGAGGCCGGGATCATGTCACCCGAAGAAGTGCGCATTGCAGAACGGTTGCTCGGTGACACTCCGGCACTACCGGAACAGGACGAGCCAACGACGCTCGCGCTGATGGGAGGTACAGGCCAATGAGCAAGGATCGGCCACCGCTGGAAATACGATCAGCGGTCGAAATCTCCGGGGTGAACCATCCCGAGAGACTGATCACGGTGATCGCCGTGCCGTACGAGGAGACGGCGCTTGTCAAATACCGAGGTGAAGTGTGGGCAGAGACATTCCTGCGCAACGCCTTCGATGGGATCGAGCAGCGGGCGGGCAATGTCCGCGTAAACCGCGAGCACCGGAAGGGTGACACGGTAGGCAAGATCGTCCGGTTCGAGCCAGCACACTCTCTTGGATTGCTGACGGACATCCAGGTCGCAAAAACGGTGCGAGGCGAAGAAACACTGGCGCTCGCAGAGGACGGGATGATCAGCGCGAGCGTCGGGTACGGCGTCAGGCCGTCAGATCAATTGCTAAACAGGGACACCACGCCACCCCGCCGCGTGATCCGAAAGGCGTTTTTAGACCACCTGTCACTGGTCGAGGACCCAGCATACGACGGCGCGAAAGTGCTCGAAGTTCGTGAGACTGAGCGGGACGAGGCGGCCGATATGCTACTGCCGGAGACGCCGGCTCTGGATGAGTGGATGTCATATCTCGCCAGACGACAGGGGGCAGGTAGCAGGTAGGACGTTTTAGTCGTTCGCTGACCGAGAGGGTTTCGTGCCGTAGGGCGCGCCGCTGACCGAGAGGGTCGCCGCTGACCGAGAGGGTCGAGATCGCATCAGTTGACCTTTTAGCGGAGACAATCCAATGGGCGACACCCAGACGGACACGATGATCCTTCGCATCGAGAAGGAGATCGCCGAGAAGGAATCGATCATCGAGGCGAACACCGGGGCCGCGAACGAACGCGGCAACGACCTCACCGAGACGGAGAAGGAACTCAACAAGGCGGCGGCGACCCGTATCGGCGAGTGCGAGGCGCAAATGTCCGCACTGTTGGAGCAGCGCGGCAGGATGGAGGCAGCTCGGAAGCGGCAAGGCGAGATTTCGCGCGAACTCTCGAAGATGCGCCGTGAAGTAGACAGACCTGACGTGGAGTACCGGAGCGCCGGCGCCTGGGCTCTCGACAGCTACAAGTCCGCGATCGGCGACCGTCAGGCGCGCGAGCGGCTGGAGCACTTCTGGCGTGTCGCGGACCACCAGACGACGCCGGACAACCTCGGGGTCATCCCCGACCCGATCGTCGGGACCGTCATCAACTTCATCGATGCGGCACGCCCCATCGTGTCGTTCCTCGGGCCGCAGGCGATGCCGTCGGCGACCTGGCACCGCCCGGTCGTGACGCAGCACACGTCGGTCTCGACGCAGGGCTCTACGGGCGGCTCATCCGAGGAGAAGGTCGAACTCTCCTCGCAGAAGATGCTCATCACCCGGCTGACCGCCAACGCAGTGACCTACGGCGGCTACGTCAACGTCTCGCGTCAGAACATCGACTTCTCGAGCCCGCAGGTGCTGGACATCATCATCAACGATCTGGCCGCGCAGTACGCGATCCAGACGGAACTCGCGATCGGTGCGGAACTGGCCGCGACCAACACCAGTGCGGTCGCCTACGGGGCAGCTGGCGACGAGACGGCCGCAACCCTGGCGGCGGCCGTGTGGGAAGCCGCAGCGACGGCCTACACGGCGACCAAGGGGCAGGGACGGCTCATGCTGGCGATCGCGCCGGACCGGCTCGCGCTGTTCGGGCCGCTGTTCGCGCCCGTCAACCCGCGGGACGCCCAGTCGCCCGGCTTCACCGCCGGCATGTTCGGACAGGGTCAGATGGGCACCATCGCCGGCGTACCGGTCGTCATGTCGGCCGGGCTGGCCAATGGCGAGGCGTTCGTGTTCTCGACCAGCGCGGTCGAGGTGTTCGAGCAGCGTGTCGGAATGCTCCAGGTCACGGAGCCGAGCGTGCTCGGCGTTCAGGTGGCCTACGCGGGCTACTTCACGGCCCTGACGATCGAGGACGACGCGATCATTCCCCTCACTGCAACCTCGTAAGGGAGGCATGAATGTCTGATCTCGTGCTGAACGCGCTACGGCGCAACCGCGAGATCGCTGAGACGGCCGGCCAGTTCAGGCGGGTCGAGCGCATCGACGCTCGGCTCGCCGAACTGGCACAGTCGGAGCGATCAGCGGAAAAGAAGGCCAACGCAGAGGTCGATGCGACACCCGCCGCCGCCGAATTGGCCAATGCCGAGGGCATCGACCTGACGGGCGTCGAAGGCACTGGCGAAGGCGGCCGGATCACGAAGTGGGACGTAGAGGCGGCGATCAAGGCGGCGGCCGATGAGGCGTAATGGCGCTCGGTGACGCTTACGCCACGACGGGCGATCTGGCGGACCGGCTGGATAGCGACCTGGACGAAGCGGCACTGTCCGCGCTGCTGGACGCTGCCTCGCGGCACGTCGAGGCGTACACGCGGCGCCAGTTCAACAGCGAGGAAACCGCGTCGACCCGCCGGTATCGCGCGCTCGACCGTGAGCGTCTGGCCGTGGACGATTTCTACACGACGATGGACCTCGCCGTCGAGGTCGATGGCACCGTGTGGGACTCGTCCGATTACGACCCGCGTCCGTGGGATGGCGTGGTATACGGCCGGATCGAATGGCCGTTCTCGGACCTGTTCGCGGTGGGCAGGAACTGGCCGACCCACAACTTCCGGCGCGCGACGATCGAGGTCACGGCGCGTTGGGGCTGGGAGTCGGTGCCGGAGGCCATCAAGCAGGCCACGCTCGACGTAGCGGAAATCATGTCGGTCGGGGCGGGCGTAGCGAGTGGCGGCAGCTTCGTGGTGAGCGAGCGGATCGGTGACGTGTCCGTCGGCTTCGGGACACCGCGGGTCGACCTCGGCCATAAGGATGTGCCGCGCGCGCTGGTGAAGGCGGCGCCGTACCGCCGGAAAGTGTTCGGGGTCGGCTGATGGGCGTCGTCACACGGCATGCGATCGACACGGTGACGCTGGAAGCGGCTGGTGCGCTGGATGGACAGGGCGCCCCGTCGTTCGGGTCTCCGGTCAGTGCGTTGGCGCGCGTGGTCCTCGAGGACGAGACGGCGTTCCAGGCCGATGGGACGGAAGTAAAGACGCAGCTCACGATGTGGATTCCCGAAGGCGAGACGTGGCCGGAGCAGGGCGACCGGCTCACATGGCAGAGCGTGAAATACATCGTGGTTGAACGGAAAGAACGGGCGAGCCTGGTGACGGGCACAGATCACGTCAGGGTGAGGGCACGAGAAGAATGAACGACGTCTACATCAACAGGGGCGCGCCGTGGAAACGGCACGACGGCTCGGTGATCGAGCGCGGCGCCGAGTTCGTCCCCACGGACGACGAGCTGATCCGCAAGGCCCACAAGCTGGAATACGTCGGGGCACACGGCGAGCCAGCCGCCCACGTCCCCCCACGCGCGGATGTCGAGGACTACGCGCTGGGCGGCGGCTGGTACTCGATCGACGGCGAGAAGATTCAGGGTCGCGCCGCGGCCACCGAACGGCTGCTCGAACTGGAGGAGGGCGCATGAGGGCGCGCATGCGGAACGCGGACGTTGTCCTTGAGACGTTCACGACGATGCGCAAGTCCGCTCCGGGCGAGACCTCGAAGGGCGTCCGGGCACTCGCCGACTCGATCCTCAGGGACGTGAAGGACTCGCGGGCCGGGGTCGGTGTGCCGCGCGACACGGGCGACCTCGCGAACTCGGGCGTCGCCACCGGGCCGGACGCCGCTGGCGTGTCGCGGGTCACGTTCGGCGGCCCGGCCGCGCCGTACGCGCTGTTCGTCCACGAAATCGCGGCCAATTACGCCCTCGGCGAGACGCGCTACCTGGTCCGTGGCGTGGACCGGGCGCAGGCGGAAGGCGAGCCGCTGAACGTGCTACGCGGGCTCGCGCTTGAAGTGGTCCGCCGAGGCGCCCGATGAGCGTCGTCACGGACGTCGTGAGCTACCTCGCGGGCCTCGACATCGTGGACGGCTCCTCCGACTGGCCGAGCGTGCGCGGCGTGCTGCACGACGGGTCGGACCAGCTCGTGGCGATACGGAACGACGGGGGCGGGTTGCCGGAAATCGGCGCGGATCAAGGGCTCGGGTCGGCCGCGTTTCGCGACCCGCGGGTCCACCTGACGATCCGCGGCGCACCGCACGACAGGGACGGAGCGGAGGACAAGGCGCAGGAAGTCTACGATGCGCTACACGGCTTGATGGCGACGACGCTCGGGTCCACGGAATACCACCGGATCGTGGCCGAGACGACGCCGATCGAGGTCGGACAGGACGAGAACGCGCGGCCGATACACACGGTCGCATTTCGACTCGCCGTAGCGCAGGGAGCGCCGGCATAACAGGAGGTGCAAAGTGGCGGGAATCAAGTTCTGGGGTCACGGAACGACCGTGTCGTTCAATTCCGTCGCGGTCGGCGGGATCGAGTCGCTGGAGGGGCCGGAGGAGTCGACCGACAAGGTAGAGACGACCGACACTGCGTCCGCCGGGTCCGAGGAGAGCGTGCCGGGGCTGACGCGGCCCGGTCCGTTCACGATCAACTGCCGGCGCATCGTGGGCGACTCGGGGCAGGGCGAGCTGATGGATGCGTCGCAAAACAAGACGGTGGCCGAGGTCGTCATCACCTACCCGCCCAGCGCAACGAACGACTCGACGGTCGCGACCGACACGTTCGACGCGTGGGTCACGAACATCAGCCGGTCCACGCCGGCCGTCGCGGGTGAGCCGGCGACGATCTCGTTCACGCTGGAGAACACGGGCAGCATCACGGAGGCCGTGGCGTAATGCCGTCGCCGACGAAGGGTGTGCCGGTCGAGCTAGACCGTACGAGGCACCTGCGATTTCCGCTCGGCGTGCTGCGCGGGATCGAGGCGGATACGCAGCTCGCGACGGTGATGTATCTCGGGCTGAAGCACGAAGACCCGGAACTCACCGTGGAGCAGGTCGGCGAAATGATCGACCTGGAGATGATGCCGGGCCTCGTCGAGCCGCTGAAAATCGCGACCGGCGGACTCGTGGACGCGGGCGTGCTGTTCGGGTTCGCGAACACGAACGGCGCGCAGGCGGAAGGCGGGGCCGAGGGAAACGCAGCGGAGACGCCGGCTGGCTAGAGACGTGGGCCGGTGCCCGCGCGGCGGGCGTCTCTGAAGACGACTTCTGGCGGTCGACCCCGCAGGAGCTGAACGCCCTGCTGGAGAAGATGCGCGAACGGGACGATGCCCGCGAGCGGGCGGCAACGCTCCGGGCGGGGCTCGTCGCGAGCGCCGTCTACAACGTACATCGGCGCAAAGGCGCGCCGGCGATCAAGCCGACCGACTTCCTGGAGTCATCGGCACGCCCGATCCATTACGTCGAACCCGCCGAGCTACGTCAGATCGTGCGCGGCTGGGTCGGCATGAGGAAGCACTGACATGACGGTAGTATCCAGTGCGACAATTGAACTACGCGGTGACGCCACGCATTTCGAGCGCACGATGGCCCGTGCGTTCACGCAGTTCAAGTCGCTGGGACAGGGCGTCAAGTCGCTGGACAAGGGGCTCGTACAGGC